TGCAGGTTTTTAATATCCTGAAGCAGCGTTTCTAATGCGCTGAGTCTGCCCCTAGCATACATTAACTGAGATTCCGTTTCAACCCCATAGCAGATATGATCTTTTACATCTTTAATATTTCTTTTAATAATATTTTCTATTTGTTCTCTTGTTCTTGGATCTAACATATTCTTTCTAAACAAACTTTATTATTGCCTTTTTCATGTATTTTAAAATCCCAATAAGAAACTGCAGCTCTAATTACTTCGAAATTGCATAAATTAAAATCATCAATAATTATTCTAGAACCCTTTCTAGATCTTTCTGCAAACCAAAGAGTTTCTCTTAAAATATCTTTTGTAGTATGCGGTCCATCAAGAAGAACTAAATCAAATACTGTATTTGCTAAATTAAATATTTTCATATATTCAACATCAGTCATATTATAAAATTTATAATGTGGGTGCCCCGCAAAATCTTTTACCATTTGATCTCTCATTTTATTAGAGTATTTTGGTGCCTCTGAAGTCCATTTACCATCCCTTTTCCATTGTGGATGATTATCAAAATGTTCATATTCTAAATCACCATAAGGATCTATTGCATAATGTTGATACTCAGTTTTGTCTAATCTTGGTGAAATATTAGCCATAATTATTTGAGAACCTAATCCTTCTCTAACTCCCACTTCACAAGTGGTTACTGATTTAGGTTCATCATAAAATGGTAATGTCTCGCACCATTTTTTTAATAAATCATATTCGGAGCTATCTCCACGGATCATATTTTGAATTGTTGTAAGATTTGTAATTTTTCTTCAGCGTGAGCAATCTTTTCAATTAATTTATCTAACTCATCTAAATGTTGTGGATGTTCGCCTATAGCAACTGGTTTTTCAAGATATATTTGTACTGTTGCATCCGCTTCAGATATTTGTGCGTTATACCTATCTTCTAATGCATTTATAAGAGTTGATCTAAGACTCATATAGAATCTATATACTAATAAAAAGGATGTGCAATACTTTTTATTTTACCTTGTGCTCTTAATTTTTTAAGATCTCCTTTTGACATTTTTTGAAGCTGCTCTATAGAAAACTCATCCTTTTCGAAAATTTCTTCATGTGGATCTTTTTGCACTTTAGGTTTAAATAAATTTTTTATCCAATTCCAAATCATTTCTTCCCTCCATTACGAAATATTTGTGTTCCCTTAATTCCATAAATGCTCGCCACGACAAGGATCCACAAATTTGTGAACCATGACGGAAGTTGCGAAAACATCTCAAAGAATAATTTTACTTTGTCCATTGCAGTTGGATCATCCGATATGACTGCATATGCAAGCACCAACACGGGCAAACTGAGAATTATCAAAACGGCCTCGTCCTTCCAATCCGACTGTCTAGCTTCTAAAAGCTTACCTTGATAAGCTTCCTCCCCTCGTGCTTGTCTTTCTGCATGTAACAATTGTGCATCTGACATTGCCATCTTAGCTTTTTGTTTATTTGCGTAAATTTTACTTCCAGCTGATACAGCTAATTTGATTGCTTGAAACCACATTATTTAACTCCTATAAATTTAGATCCTTTTATGGCTGCACCCATACCTCTAATACCATCAGGTCTATGAGGGCAAGACATATTATTCATTTTTCCACTTTTCATTTTAACTGGGGGAACTTGTGGATTAGGTCCCCTTTTAGGTGGAGGACCAAAAGATACACCACCAGAATTGAAAGCTCTAAAATTAAAAAAATTATCTTTAGGTTTTATCAACAATGGATCAATAGGTTTGTTTGCTTCTATCTTGGGAATTATTGGAGTTTGTGTGTTCGTAGGAGATGTATTATTATTTCTATTATTATTATTTTGAATTAAAGGTGTTTTACTTTTTTTTCTTTTTGGAGCAAAGATTGTATTTTGATCAATTGCTCTCTTATATAAAAAACCTCCACCAGGAACAACTAAACCAGCTGCTAATGCAATAGCTCTATTTTTTGGACTGCTACTTGGTGTAATTAAATATTGTAAATCTTTTCTTTGTTTAGCAAGTGTTTGTCTTTGTTCTTGAGAGTAAGATCTTTTTGGTCCTTCAAACTGAGCCATTGGATTTCTTCCCATACCTCTCGTACCCCCTGTTGCACCAGTACCAGGAGACATAGCTTGTCCTTTTTTAGTATCAGCTTGCGCCCCTTTAAATGCTTTCATGACATCAACACCTTTTATTGTACCTTTATTTTTTGAAGCATAGAAAACTCTTTCAGCATCTTTACCGTATTGTTCTTTCATTGCTGACATTATTTTTTTTCCTTTAGATGTAAGTGGCATTATGCAAATCTCTTTCTTAAACTTTCTTTTGCTTTTTTAGCTATACTAACTACTTCTCTTTTACCCATAACTTTAGCACGTTGTTCCATCACAGTTAGTATCTGAATTTTTCTAGCAAAAGGTTTTTTAATTTTATTAACTTTTGTAACTGTTGCTCTAGCATCACTTGGTGTAGCAAATTTAATTTTTACTGTATCTCTAGGATTTTCATCAGTATACAATCTTCTATCGCTACCTTTAGGTTTTTTACCAGTACCTTTTTTAGGATCAGCCATTATTTCTTTTTGCTCCTTGCAAGTTCAATTTTTTCCTCAGCAATTCTAATTCTTTCTTTTGCTTGAGCCTCATTATTTTCTAATTTCATTTTATCTAAATCTAATTGTTCTTCGATTTGGTTTTCTTTGATATCCATATTCATCATAGCTTCATCAGCTCTACGCTGCATGTCCATAGCTCTTAAATCTAATTCTCTTTGTTTTAACATTACAAGAGGATCTTGCTTTTGACCCATAGCTTCTGATTGAGCAAGTTCGATTGTTAATTGTGAAACTCTATTTGCTATCATTGCGTTGATATCTATTTGTGCACCTTGTGGATCTGATTGTAATCTTCCTTGCATAATAGGATCATTAGCTATAGCAGCTCCAACCTCACCTTGTGCTTTTAATGAAACGTGTTCAGATATGTGTGCTTGTAAAGCAGTGTAAACTTGTGGGTTGATCTGCACCATTCTTGTAGACATAAATGCTCTATGTGCATTAATATGCGCATCATGATCTTGTTCTGGAAACGCTTTTAGTGGTTTCATAGCTAAAACTTCCATATTTTCTGTTGCAGGATCTTTTGGCATAGGTCTTTCGACTGGTTTAAGTATTTGATCGATATCTTGAGTCCCTAATGCTTCATATACTCTTCGATATGCCTCTCTCAAGTTATGCATCATAGGATTTGACATAGCAATCTTTAAATTTTCGTTTGCTAACGTCACTCTTTGCGCCATACTCATAATATTTGGGTCTGCAACTGGAATTACGTCCACTCGATCGTCAAAATCTGTCTGTTTAACTGCTTGATCTGCACCGTATACTGAATATGGGTAGATTGGTGGTAGATATGTTGCAAAAACTTTAGATAAAAGTCTAAATTCTCTTCTCATTGAGTAGTAACATCGCTTGTGTATAGCACTCATGACCCTCGAACCACGTTCCAAAAGCGAAACAGTCGTTCCAACAGCTCTATTTTGCATGTCATTGCCTGTATCCATGTTAGTAATCGCTGCAAACTTCTGTCCAGCTTGTACAACAAAGCCCATTAATTGGTATAATGTAGCTGATGGCTCCTTAAATGGTAAAATTTGAAACTGATCTTTGATATTACCTCCCGGTGCGTCCACATCTCTAAACTCTCCAGGTTGAAATGGTTGGTCATCGTCACGAATTCTTATACCTCTAGACTTAAATCCAGCTGGTAAATTAGATAATGTACCAGCATCAAGCAATTGTCTCAAAGATTGTGTAGCAGTTCTGCTTAATCCACCAATCATGTGTGTTAATCCAAAGCCATAAAAACCTAAACCTGGTAGAAATTTGAAATGTACAAAATATTCTTTACGTTTTTTAAGTTCATCTCCAATATCATAGTTACGGTAGATAGATAAAATCTGTCCTGAGCCTTCATCGATAGTTACGATGTAAGGAACTTTAACTTGTTTGTCTGCATCTTGCATTTCGAACTCTTCTAAATTGCAATCAACATGCATTTCTAAAATAGAAAAAGAATATTGTTTATCACCACCAGGAGTTACACCTTCTAACTCTTGATATTTTTTTTCAATTTCACTAGGACCATTAGATGTAGGTTTTAATTCTACATCTCTGTAAAAACCAGCTTGTTGTTTTTTTAGAATTTCGTTCTCACCCATTTTAATTACATGAGTAATTCTTTCACAATCCATCAAATCTGTAGCGTAGTATGGCACTACTAAATCTTCAGCTGGTATAAATTTAGAAACAGCTCTTTGCATGACTTCATCATAGTAAACTTTTTTAAATGCTGAACCTGCTAATGCTAAATAAAATAATAATTGATCAAACTCAGGAGTATATTCTTCCATCTCCTCAGTGATCATGTAATTCATAAAATCTTGAACACGCTGCGCTTGATTTATTTTTTGATCATCCTCCATCCCCAAGACTCTAGTTCTCACTGGTCCTGAAGATGGAAGTAATTCTTTATATGCTTGCGCTTGAAATTGTGTAACAGCTTCTGATAAAAGTGGATGAGTCACGGATGCCGACCCTCTAAATGGTCTAGTCATCTCTGTATGTTTTATTCCAAGAAGATCTAAATTATTTGTATAAGACGTCTCCCAATCTTTTCTTGAAACTCTATCCTTTTTGTAATCGTCAAGTAATTGATTAGACATTCTCTGAAGAACTTCATCTGACATGTCTTCTGCAATGTTTTTATAAAATGCATCAGCTGCGTTTTCCACAGCAGCCATTACATCAGAATCTGTTTCCGTTTCAGATTCTACTTCAACATCTACTTCTTCAGTGTCAGGAGTTACAATCTCCTCATCAATCACTTTATCGATTTCAGCCATTAATATAGTTTAGTAGGTTTCATTCCTTGTATTGCCATACCACCACCACGAGCTCTAATCATTTTTCCTCTTTTAGCTCCATCAAAAGCACCTAGTCCAGGACTTTGCATAGCATCAAATTGACTTTCTGATTTAGGCATAAGTGGTGAAAGTTTTCCTTCGTCTTTTCTCTTCTGAACTATTTTTTTAGTTTTTTGAATTTTTGCTTTCTTCGCACTAGCTTTTTCTTCAATCTCTCTAGGTAACGCATCTTTGTCCACAGTAATTTTAGTAGTCTTACCTACTAAATTTTTAGATGAATCTCCAAGATCTACTACCCTTTTATTTAGATTTCTTTTTGTTGATTTAGGTGTTTTAGCACTTGGGGGTGCACCCGTAACACTCATGGGTCTTTGTCTCATTCCTAACAATGCACCAGCTCCAAGTATGGATGCTGCCATTGCTAATTTTCTACTTCTTGACATGTCTTTTCTCCTTTTAATAATATACGTATTTACGTTGTCTATAACTTTCAATCTCATCCTCGTCAGAATAAGTTGTTATAAACGAACCTTGCCGATATCTTAACATAGCTTGTGTGGTGCTGTCCACATAATCGTCATGTTCTCCATGGGGAAACGCTGCACATTCTTCAATTACCTCATGAGCAAAATGCTCGTCTCTAGGATACCAAACTTGTTCAGATTCAAATATTGGAGCACAAGCGTTGACTCTTGAATGTTTATCTTGTCCTCGACCTGGGGTGTAATCCATAACAGGAATTCCCATTCTTCTAAATTCTTGTAATAAACTTTGTCCACTTGCTTTAGCTTCAATGATTACAGTTTCAGGTTGCCAATACTTGTATTGATCTAGAGCAACCATTTTTAATTCAGGAAAATCATATTTACCTTTGATTGCATCAATTAACATAATAGCATCAGGCCCTGATTCGTGGGGCGTGAATATTCCCCATGTAGTGATTGCAGAATAATCGGCAGTTTCTTTCTTACTGAATGCAGTATCGTATGATTGTATAACATGTTTTAAAACTGGCATGTCCCCTTTCCATGGCTGCCACCATTCTCTTTTTAAAATGGCACCTTCTTCTGACGTAGGGTTTTGCATATATTGAGCAGACCAATTACGTATGGATAATGACGCTTTAACTTTTTCTAATTCATCTAGAGCCCAATATTCAGGCCACACGGGTCTCGGCTCACTGTCCTCGTCTAAAATCGCTGGAAAAGAAATTTTTTCCCACTTGTCTGCTTTAGGTTCAGTTTCTGCTTTGATTAATCTACCAGTTAAATCATCTTGAGCCCATCTTGTCATTACTAAAACAATCGAGCCTCCCGGTTGCAAACGTTGTCTTGGTCCTGAAAGATACCAATCATAAGTTCTCTCCATAGCAGAATCAGATAATGAATCTTGTTCTGTATGTGGATCATCGATAATAAGTAAGTCCGCCCCTCGTCCTGTGATAGAACCGCCAACACCCGCTGCAAAG